CTCTACGACTGGGCCAACAGCCTCGGTCTCAGCGACGCCGACGTCGAGCGAGAAACGGCCAAGTTCCTCAACCACGCCAAGGCCAACGATCGTCGGCTGGCTGACTGGAAAGCTGGCCTGCGCAACTGGCTGCTGACCGCCGTCGACATTCGCTCCGGCGGATCGCGGAGGTCGGCGGCATGACCAACCGCCCCACCTACCGCTGCGTCGTCTGCTTAAGTCCAGCGATCAAGGTCGCCACCTGGACCACGCAGGCGGGGCACTTCGTCCGCGTCAACTGCCGGGCCCACGGCTACGTCACGACGCTCGACGGCCAGATCCACGGCCAGCCAGAGCGCTCCGGGACCGCACGCACCGGCAACGTGACGCCGCCGCCGTTCGCGACGGGCTATCGCTGGTTTTTTCGCAGGGGTGGAGAGTGACCCCGACCCAGCGCTCCCTCGCAGCCCTGCGACAAGCCGGCTACCTGCCCGCCGTCGTCGAGAGGTGGAACCCGCACGCCCGAATCCGGCAAGACCTCTGGGGCTTCGCCGACATCCTCGCCATCCGCGAAAACGAGGTGCTCGCCGTGCAGGTAACCTCCGGCTCCAACGTCGCCGCCCGCATCCGGAAAATCACCGAGCACGAGAACCTGCCGGCCGTGCGAAAAGCCGGCATTCGCGTCGAGGTCCACGGCTGGCGAAAGCTCAAGGCGGGCTGGGCGTGTCGGGTCGAGGATCTGTCGTGATTTGCCTCGCCCTGCTCCTATCCCTGCTCGCCCCCCTGCAGGCCGCCGCAGCCCTGTCCTGCGCCGACCTCGCGTCCGTTGCCCAAGCCGCAGCCCTGGCCCGAGCAGCAGGCGAGGCCGAGGACAGCCTTTCCGCCCGGATCCCCGACATCGTCGCCCATCTGCTGGCCGACGGAGACACCGCCTCCGCGTCCGAGATCGAGGCAGCACGGCAGCTCGCGCTCATCACCTACCGCGCCAGACTGTCGGCCCGAGACGCCGCCCGACGAACCGCGCAGCAGTGCGGAGGCAAAACGGCCTGATAGACTTTGACTATTGAAACTTCCGGTTTGATAGGGCAGCATGCGGCCGGTCACGTCAACCGGTTACCGAAGTTTCATGGGCGCTCCGGTAGGAAACCAGTTTGCACACAAGGCACGCATCTGGACCGATGCGATCAAGCGTGCGCTTGAGCATCGGTCGAAGGGCGATCAGATCAAGGCACTCGATGACCTTGCCGAGAAGCTGCTGCAGCAGTGCGACATCGGCGACATGGTCGCGCTCAAGGAACTTGGCGACAGGCTGGAGGGCAAGCCGATGCAGGTTATCCTGGGTAGCGGCGAAAACGGCGAAGTGGTCGTTAAATGGCTCGGGTCGTAACGATACCGTACCGACCGAGAGAACAGTTCTCCGGCTACCACGGCCGGACGCAGCGATGGGCCTGCCTCGTCGCGCATCGTAGGGCAGGCAAGACGGTAGCCTGCATCAACGATGTGATTGCTCGCGCCGTCAAGGAAGGCAAGAACGACGGCCGGTACGCCTACATAGCCCCGTTCTACTCGCAAGCCAAGTCGGTAGCCTGGGATTACCTGCTGCGCTACTCCGAGCCGATCCAGCGCGCCAAGAATGCTTCGGAGCTATGGGTTGAGCTGCTCGGTGGGCAGCGGGTACGCCTTTTCGGGGCAGACAACGCGGACGCCCTGCGCGGCAACTATTGGGACGGGGTGGTCTGCGACGAGTACGGGGACTGGCGCCCTAGCGTGTACGGGTCGGTCATCCGACCGGCGCTCGCGGACCGCAACGGCTGGTGTACGTTTATCGGGACGCCGAAGGGGCATAACGGCTTTTACGACGTCTACAAGCAAGCCGCGAACGATCCTGCGTGGTTCAGCCAAGTCTTGAGGGCCAGCGAGACGGGCCTGCTGTCTCAGGAGGAACTGGTCGATTCGGCCCGTTCCATGAGCCGCGACCAGTACGAACAGGAGTTCGAGTGCTCGTTCGAAGCGGCTATCCAAGGCGCGTATTACGGCCGCGAATTGGCGCAGGCTGAACGCGAGGGGCGGATTTGCAGCGTCGCGTATGACCCGGAACTGCCGGTCTACACGGCGTGGGACTTGGGCTACCGCGACGATACGGCTATCTGGTGGTATCAGGTCGTCCGTGACGAGGTGCATGTCATCGACTTCCATGCCTCAAGCGGGCAGACGGTGGCGTTCTACGGCGATCTGATCCGCTCCAAGCGATATGAGTACGCGCTGCACTGGCTCCCTCACGACGCACGCGCCAAGACGCTTGCAAGCGGCGGCAAGAGCATCGTAGAGCAGTTGGCCGAGTTCCTGAGCATCGGGTCTATGCGCATCGTGCCTAACCTCGACGTGCAGGACGGCATCCAGGCGGCGCGGATGATGCTGCCGAAGACGTACTTTGATGCCGAACGGTGCGACGACGGCCTAGAGGCGCTCAAGCAATACCAGCGCGAGTACGACGAGGACAAGAAAGCCTTCCGCGAACGTCCCCGGCATGACTGGACCTCGCACCCGGCCGATGCCTTCAGGATGTTGGCGGTTGCATGGCGCGAGGCTGAAAAGCCGGAGGACAAGCCTGCGCCTGTGCGCTCGCTGGTCGTCGGGCAGAACACGGTCACGCTGGACGACCTATGGAACGAACACGTACGCACATCGCGGAGGGTGGCATGACGGCAGTCTACGAAGGCGGTAACCCGAAGAACATAACGGCCACCGGCACGGTAGATACGGGTGGCGGCACGCTGCTCGGCTTCTACGTCAATTCCACGACTAGCGGCACGCTGGTACTGCGGGATGGCGGGGCTAGCGGGACGGCTCTTAGCGGGACGATCACCCCGGCCGTGGGCTTCCATCGCTTCCCGGCGAGTTACGGTACTGACCTTCACGCCACGATAGCCAATACGCTTGACGTGACGTTTTTCTACTGTCCGGGTTGATAGGCCGTGGCTGAAAAACCTCGCGTATCGTCCGAAGTGCAGCGTTGGCTAGACTGCATCGCTCAGTACGACCGCGAGTTCAAGAAGTGGGAATCGCGCACCGACCGAATCATCAAGCGCTACAAGGACGACGGGCGCAAGGTAGACGACGGAACGGTCAAGTTCAACATCCTCTGGAGCAACGTTCAGACGCTGGTTCCGGCTGTTTTCTCCCGCCTTCCTCAGCCTGACGTAAGCCGGCGATTTCGGGACAACGATCCTGTAGGCCGGGTGGCGAGCCTGCTGCTAGAACGGGCGCTTGATTTCGAGATCAAGCATTACACCGATTACGCCGAGTCTCTCAAATCGTGCGTGCTTGACCGCTTCCTCGGCGGCAGGGCCACGGCATGGGTGCGGTACGAACCGCATTTCACGACGCCTGAGCAGCACGCGGACGGGCTCCAGGTCACTGAGGATGCCGAGGTAGAGGGCGAGACGGAGGAAGCCGAGGAGCTAGAGTACGAATGCTCCCCGGTTGACTACGTTCACTGGCGCGACTTCGGCCACACGATAGCGCGGACCTGGGAGGAAGTGACTGCGGTCTGGCGCGTGGTCTACATGGGCCGGCAGGCGCTTGTCGAACGGTTCGGCGAGGACATCGGCAACAAGATACCGCTAGACGCGAGCCCCGAGGAACTGAAGCGTTCCAAGATGGCCGGCAGCACGGATCGGGATCAGGCGTGTATCTACGAGATTTGGGACAAGAGTACCAAGTCGGCTTTCTGGATCAGCAAGAGCCTTGGCGAAGTGCTGGACGAACGTCCGGACCCGTTGCGGCTGGAGGGCTTTTTCCCCTGTCCGCGTCCGATGTACGCGACGATCAGCAACGAGTCGCTAGTCCCTGTTCCTGACTTCTATTTGTACCAGGATCAGGCCGTCGAGCTCGACACGCTGGCGGACCGCATCGACGGGCTTATCCGGGCGCTTCAAGTCAAGGGCTGTTACGACGCGAGCGTTCCTGAACTGGCAAGGCTGTTCTCCGAGGGCTTTAACACGCAGATGATCCCGGTCAAGAATTGGGCTGCGTTTGCGGAAAAGAACGGGCTAGACGGGGCGCTGTCGCTTGTGGACCTTGCGCCAATCGCGAAGGCACTGGAACAGTGCTACCTCGCGATGCAGCAGGTCAAGCAACAGGTGTTCGAGATTTACGGCCTGTCGGACCTCGTGCGCGGCGCGACCGATCCCAACGAGACGCTCGGGGCGCAAGAACTCAAGGGGCAATACGCCAATCTGCGGCTTCGGCACATGCAGCACGAGGTTGCCCGGTTCGCGACTGACCTGCTGAAGATCAAGGCGCAGATCATGTGCGGCTACTACCGGCCGCAGACGATTGCGACGATTGCCGCGGCTGCGCAGTTGTCGCCCGTGGATCAGCAGGTAATCCCGCAGGCCATGCAATTGCTGATGGGGTCGCGTGCGATGGACCCGGCAGCGCCGCAGGGGCCGAATCCGCTGCGATCCTTCCGCGTCGAGGTGTCGGCCGATTCGCTGGTGCAGATCGACGAGAACGCCGAGAAGCAGGGGCGCGTCGAGTTCCTGACGGCTGTGGGCGCCTTCTTGGACAAGGCGATACAGGCCGGCACGGTTGCGCCGCAGATGACTCCGCTCCTGATGGAGTTGCTCAAGTTTGGCGTGACGGGCTTCAAGGTCGGCAAGAGCATTGAAGGCAGCTTCGACGAGACAGCCGAGCGGCTCAAGCAGGCGTCGCAGCAGCCGCAGGGCATACCGCCCGAGATACAGAAGCAGATGCAGGAGGCGCAAGCGCAGTTGCAGGCCGAGTCCGAGCGGCTTACGCAGGAGCGGCAGAAACTGGAGGGCGAGCGCACGCAGCACGCGGTAGAGAAGATCGCGCTCAAGGCGGAGAAGGACGTGTTTGGCCTTCAGAAACAGGCGACAGAGCAGGCTCTCAAGAAAGAGGCCGAGGTCGAGGAAATGGGGCGCGGGTTTGAGCAGGAGCGGATGCGCATGGCCGAGGAAGGCGCGAAGGAACGCGAAGGCGCTGTGCAGCAGGCTTACAAGGCTGTTGATACCGGCATGTCCGAGGTAGCGAAGATCACTCAGCAGCAAGTTCAGGTGGTCGAGCAGATGGCGGCGAACATCGTGGCGTTGAACGATGCCATAACCGCGCTGGCGCAGGCTGTAAAGGGCTCGAGGCCCGTCAGCGTAGACGTGGAGTCCGGGACGGATGGTCGGGCAGCAGCGCACCGGGTCAAGTACGGGGACGGCGAGGAGCGCGTCATTCCAATTCGGAGGAAGGCGTGAATACGTTGACGAAGTGGAATCTGAAGATTGGGAGTGCGTTCCTTGGGCTCCAATTCGTCGCTACCGGACTGTATTCGGTGTTCGACACACAGACTCGGTTTTTCATGGCGCTGAGTCAGAACGGTATACAGATACAGGTCGGGCTGGGGTTGATGATTGGTGGCCTTTGCACGATCTACGGGGCGCTTAGGCCGTTGCGGTGTGTCAGGCACATTGGGCAGGCCCTTATGTGGGTCACGGGGTTTTGGCTGGCGCTCGTATTCTTGATGATCGGGTATATACCCCCGGTTGTCACGCTGACGTTCATTGGTGGCCTGGGCGTGTTCGTCATCATGATGCATGACGTGTTGAACGGTCGAAAAGTGAGGGTAGCCCGTTATGGCGCTGTCACTGAGCAATGAGCCCATTGTTGGCCCTGCGATCTATGTCGGCGGTTTGATTGGTGCGCTGGCTGAGATTCAGATGTTGTACCTGTCGAACCCGTTGTTGGGCTTCCTGACCTGCGGCGTGCTTGGTGGTCTGTCCGGATGGGCCTTCGCTCTGGAGATGGGGAAGTTGGACCGGGTGGAATTCAGGCGGCATGTCTGCTTTGTTGCCAGACGGCTGATGCTTGGGGTTACGTTTGCGGTGATGGCGTGGATTGTTTGGCCGGTTGATACCGGAAAGTTGCCTTCTGGCGGGATGCTGACTACGGGACTGATGGCAGCGTTTCCGATAGAGGTCGTGGCTGCGCTGAAGGATACGGCGATGGAGTTTTTGCGGAAAAGGATGGGGTAATGGCGACGGGCGATACTCTCTGCGCGTTCTTCCCGCAGGACAACGAGCCGACGACTAGCAATTACGCAACGCTCGACACGCGGAACAATCATCCGCTGCTCAATTTCGACACGACGACGCAGGAGTCTGCGATCTTCACGGGACTTCTGCCGCGCAACTATGCGGGCGGTGGGATCACGGTGTACGTGCATTGGACTGCGGCGACTGCCACGACTGGGACTATCGGATGGGATGTCGCTTTCGAGCGGATGAGCGACTCGACGACCGATATCGATGCTGATTCGTTTGCGACCGCACAGACGATCACTGCTGCGACGGTTCCGGGGACGTCTGGTGTAGTTTCCGTTACGAACGTTGCCATCAGTAACGGTGCCAACATCGACAGCATAGCAGTAGGTGACTCGTTCCGGATCAGGATTCGCCGGGATGTGGCTAACGACACGGCAACGGGAGATGCGCAGTTGCTAGCGGTCGAGATGAAGGAAACCTGATGGCGCTAAGTTTCTCAGGGACGACGGACGCCTTTGATACGGGCGTCAGTACCGGGGCAAATTTCAGCACTGGTGATTTTACGCTCGCGGCATGGGTTACATCGTCGTCGTCCGGAACGGTTGTTGCCATAGGGAAAAACAGCGGGTCCGGGGATTCGTATTGGTTTGGCCTCGCAGGTGGAAAGTTGAGTTGCAGCGTAAACGCGACGGTGACGGAAGTCGGCAACACGGTAAATGACGGGAATTGGCATTCCATCGTTGCTACACGCATCAGCGGAACGCTCACAATCTACTCGGACGGTACGGCTAGGAACAGCGGAACGGCCAACGGATCGGCTAGCCCTGGAAACAACTTGTACATCGCCAAGTTCGGTAGCGGCGCGGCGTTCAACTGGCCCGGGAGCATGGCTGAGGTTGCGGTCTGGTCTGTAGGGCTTGATGCGGCTGAGGCAGCTTCTCTTGGTAAGGGTGTGTGCCCTGCGTTGATCCGCACGGCTTCGCTGGTGGATTACTGGCCTCTGATTGGTCGCAACACGGTAGATAACGGAATCAAGGGGGCCGGCAGTGGTTCGTATGCTGGCAGTCCGGCGCGTGTGGACCATCCTCGCGTCATGTGGCGTAGGCGCAGGAATACGATTGCCATGGCTGCAGCGGCCGGTGGCGGTTCAATCATTCCGGTTCTCTATCGTCAGCGGCAAATGCAAGGGATGGCGGCATGACCATATACCTGAAGCAAAGCACGGCCTCGCAAGAGGTTCCGCTCGGTTACTTCGTGGACTCGACAGACGGGAACACGGAGGAAACCGCGCTGACGATTGCCAATACTGACATCAAAATCTGGAAGGCAGGAGCGACGACGCTGGCGAACAAGAACAGCGGAGGTGCGACGCACATCAGCAACGGTATCTACTACGCCGTTCTGGACGCGACGGATACCGACACCCTAGGCTCCATGGTCATCTTCGTCCATGTGTCCGGCGCCCTAACGGTGCGATTGGAATGCGTCGTGCTAGCGGCGAACGTGTACGACTCGATCATCGGGGGCGGGGATCTGCTTGACGTTCAAGTGACAACCACGGATCAGAACGCTATTGCCGATGCACTGCTCGGCCGGAACGTGTCGGGAGGGTCTAGCACTGGTCGCACGGTCAAGCAGGCGTTGCACTTCATTCGTAACAAGTGGGTTGTCAGTGGAGCGACGCTGACGGTCTACGACACGGACGACACGACTAGCAGTTGGACTGCTTCTGTTACCGGGACGGCCGGCGCCGACCCGATTACCGGGAATGATCCTTCCTAATGTCTGTATCTGTCGCAGTCACTGACGCAAACTGGTTCTTCTCCCCGTACAACTGGAATATTTCGGGGGGAAATGCCACGGCCGTCAATGGTGGCGCGTACTTCAAGATCGGCTTTACTGGTACGTCCATCTCAATCAGTATCGACGTGTCGTCTATGGTCGCAATCGGCATGTCTGCGGGGAATTACCCTTACCTGCGCTACAGCCGGGACAACGGCGCGCAGACGTTGACCCAACTGACGAGCGGAACGACGGCAATCACGTTTAGCGGTCTTTCTGCCGGTTCGCACACGCTCTACATGGAACTTGACGCGGGTTTGTGGGAGGACTCCGGGACGGACCGATGGACCACTCCTGCGAACTGCTGGAAGATCACCGGGGCGTTGCTGGACGACGGGGCCGCTACAGAGGCGCCTGTGACTCGCACTGGTCGCATGCTGTGGTACGGGGATTCGATCAGCGAAGGCATCCGGGCGAACAATGCCACATCGCAGCCGACGAACCAGAACGGTTATGAGTCTGTCCCTCAGTTCATCGCTCCTGCGTTCAACTGCGAGCTTGGGAACGTGAGTTTTGGAGGGCAAGGATTTGTCAGCGGCTACGGTTCTATCCCCGCATTCAACACGGCGTATTCAAGCATCTACAACGGGGCATCTCGGCTGTCTGGTGGCGTTCTGCCGGTTGACCCGGACTACGTGTGTGTCTGGCATGGGGCAAACGGAAGCCCGACGGCAACAAACGTCAAAACGTCCCTGACGAACATGCGGACGATAGCTCCGACGGCATCGGTGTTCATTATCGTGCCTGTTGGCGGGTACAACTCGTCGGCGATCACCACGGGGTTCAACGACTACCAGACCGCCACGCCCGATGCGGATTGCTACCTCATCAACCTAGGGTCTACGTGGACGCCTGGGCTCTCGTCGTTCGGATCGGCAACGCAGCAAGCGATTGACGGGCTGCATCCTCGCAGCAACTGGAATGCGCGGATCGCATGTGCGATCACGCAGGCGATGCAATTGGCGCTCGGCGGTGGTAGCACCGGGGGCGTATTGACTGGCGGAAGGCTTGCCCGATGAGCGTCTATCTCGGCGATTTTCCTACGGGAGCGGTCGTTTACCACAAGTGGGAGACGAACGCGGCCGACGGGTCATCCGTGGCCCGAGGTACGGTGGGGACGGTCCGCATATACCGCAACGATTCGACGACGCAGCGCAGCAGTTCTGCCGGGGTAACAGACAGCGCGGAATTCGATTCCGTTACCGGCATTCAGGCGCTTAAAGTCGATATGTCGGACAACACGGACGCCGGCTTCTACGCTGCGGGCTATGAGTATCAGGCGGTTCTAGTGGGAGCGGTGATTGATGGCGTCACGGTGAATCACGTTATCTGTTCTTGGAGCTGTCAGCGGGCGGGCGGGGTGCTGGCTACGTTGCTGGCGGGGGTGTCCCTGACCTCGACGGAACGGAACGCAACGGCGGACGCAATCCTTGGCAGGAACGTGGCGGGTGGTTCTAGTACCGGAAGGCTGGTCAAGGAGGCGCTCTACTTCCTGCGGAATAAGTGGGCGGTTTCCGCCGGGACATTGACTGTATACGGCACGGATGACAGTACGCCGGCATGGACCGGGACCGTGACGAATACGGCTGGCGCTAACCCGATAACGAGCAACGACCCAGCATAGCATGGCGAACGGCTACACAGGACTGATGGCGCCGTGGATTGGTGGCGCTGCAAAGCCGGGGGCGGGGCAGGCGGGATATCGTGGGTTTTTCGCATTCTGGATGGGTGGCGGCTCTCGGTATTCGGTAGCAAGCGATACTGGCCCGATATCCATGGCTGCGTTCTGGATGGGTGGTGCGGGGGATGATGGCGCGTCGCCTGCCGTTCTGATCGACACGCACGACGGCCTCAAGAAAAAGCGCGATTGGGGCAAGGAACGCAGGGAAAGGGACGACCTCCGGAAGCAGATACTAGAGGCAATCGACGGCCCCGAGATACGGGAAGCGGTTGCGGAGTACATAGAGCCGCAGAAAGCCGACGAGGCTCCAAAGCCGATTGCGCAGCGGTTAGATTATGCGCGGCTGGTGCAGGACATCGAACGATTGGAGCGGGTGCGTGCGCTGATCGTTAAGCGGCAGCAGGACGAGGACGACGACGAACTAATTATGGTGTACCACTGATGCGCTGGATACAAGACCCGAAAACGCTGGAACTAGTGCCGGCTACAGACTTCACCCGGGACGTGGATGCGC